CCAAGTCGCAGTGGATCCGATGAAGTATCTGCTTTGCACCCTTTTTAGGGCCTTAAAGGTTAGATTCCGTTTACGAAGGAACTGATCTAACTCGTCAAGGATCACTAAGTCAAAAGACATTTTACGCGACTTCGGAACACTCCACACTAGACCTCTAAAGGAGGCATAGGAAACTATATAGACTCCCGGGATATTTTTATTAAGTGCTGTCTCCCATAAAGGATCGCTGTACCCCTTCAATGAGATGGTGTTAATACCGCACCATTTTAACAGCTGCGACTGCCAGGTCATCAAAGACGACTTGGTCCCAACAATCAATACCCGATCCACTCTCTGTCCAGCCGCCAACCATTTACGCCATGTTAACATGCTAATGAAGGTTTTGCCTAAGCCTGTAGCATGTCCTAGTACGCATCTCTCATTGCGGAATGCGAAGTCCGAATCTTCTTGTTGAAAAGAAGTCGCAGCCGTCTCTAAGGGAGAAGGAGAAGGAGAGTTCGCCATTACTCCTCCTCGTCCGCTTGAGGCCTTGAGGTAGGCAATTTGTCCTCTTCTCCGCGTTTTGGTTTTCTAAAGGACTTATTTTTATCTAGGGCCGTAAGACTCTGTGATTTTAGAGGCCACAAGCCTTTTTCAATATACAGACTTCGAGTGGCAGCATAAGAAAGGCCTAAATAGTCCGCAACTTCACGTGCAACTACTGGAATGCCTGTCTTGGGGTGGGGTATTCTCACTGTATTGCGCTTATTTGACGCTTGCACTAGAGCCGTTGCCCACATACAGTTTTCCGGAGAATAATCCCCGTTAGCGTCTTTACGCTCGATGGAGAACTTCGAGGAAGGTCTAACGCCTAGATCAGCAAAAAAGTTATCAAAAGATTCCTGCCAACGATCGCATACTTTTATTCCCCTCCCGCCGTAATACATGAATCCTGGATGCTTGGGGTTATTGCAGCGATGTAGCATTGATCTGTAGGTACTATACTCGATTGGGTGCAGAACAGAGGGTCCTTTGTTTTTGCACCCGCAGTGCGTTTTTGGGCCGTAAGTATGTATTAAATAATCATGTCTCACAGCTATTTCAAGTCCGCAGCTGCAGGAACATAGCCATACACGCTTCTTTTTGATTCGGTAATTGAGCAGTTTGAGGACCGTTAAATCTCCAAATTGCCGGCCCCGCAAATTAAGCGCGCCCCATTTTAATCGCAAATTATCCGCCATGCGTCACCATTACTTAGATTCAGGTCCAAATAGGAGGAAATGACATGCATGTCTAATCGCATCGCGTGCATGGGGCTTTTTAGCTTGGTAAAATCCCCAGGTTTGTAATTTTTCATCGGAACAGAAACTTTTGCCGGTTTGCGCCATCTGTTTACGATAAGGAGTGTTGCGGCGATAGGCAATATATTCTATAGCACCGATCAGTCGAGATGTGTGCAATGATTGCCAGGCATGACATTCTGTCTTCCAAGCATAGACTTTGTAGTCTTCAAGGATTATCAATTCGGGGTTGTACTTATCTATAGCGTCGGCAACCCTTACGGCTGCCACGGGCATAATGCCGGTAGATAATTGGTCGGCGACTAGCAAAGTGGCGCCTGACATGACGGCTAATCCAGTAGTTTCGCCTGGGTCAAGTGCCAGTATGATTCTGTCTCGTTTTTCTGGGGAATTCTCCCAGCGCTTGGTCAGAATCTCTTCGAACGGTAACATGTAGAGGCCCTAAGGAAACTATGGGCGCATCAATGACGATACGCCCATAGAAGGTCTGCAGTGAAAATGAAGAGTGAAAAGTGACGAAGTACTCTTCGCTTGAGGCACTGGTAGCATACGGCGTCGGAGGATTACTCGAACACTTCCTCAGTTTCCTCAGCCTCTCCAGCTTCAGCTGATGCAGCCTTTTTGACCTTGGTGGCCGCAAAGACAATTTGGTAGCTCACGCCAAGTTCCTTCGCAATCTCCCCTCGCTTCGCGCCCTCATTGAAATAGCGCCGGCGGATGAAGTCCAAACGGCGCTCGCCGGTCGGAAGGACGATTGCAGGGCCGCCACGCGCACCCTTGGCCTTGCCAGTTTCGCTGGTCTCTGCGGTCTCAGCGTCGGTATCAATTTCGTTTTCGTTTTCGTTTTCGTGCTTTTTCCGGGACATAACGTTCTCGCTTTAGTTGAGGTAATGGTAACACGATTTAAATATCCGATCAGCTACATAAATCGGATGTTTATATTATACAGCTTTCGAAAGAAAAATCAACAACTATCTGATGGTCAGTGTTGGGGCGACAGTATATGTGTCGCGATTGTTCTTTTTGCCTGCTTCTGTTATGCCTGTGGAGCGTTCAATCATAGCTTTGTGTGTCTTTACGTATCGAGCTAATCTGCGCGGACTGCAAAGAACTATGTTCGTAGCGTAGTCTTCGATGGCCTCAGCCCATATAGACACTTCCTGGAGAGTGAACTCCCTTCCGCGCTCTATACCTACTATATGGCGCCTATAATATGCATAATCCTTCAAACCGCTCATTACCCAATCATATTCGCTTACTTGGTCGGCTGATTTATTTGACAACCCTGACGCTGTTCTTGATGCGTTAGGGGAATTTAGTACTGCCCCCATCATTTGATATGTCTGCTCGAAATTAGCTAGCCGATGATTACTTTTGAAGTTGCTATCCCATCCAGCATTCGCTTTACGTAGGAATACATGCAAAACGGCTAATTCATGTGCGAGCCATCGGACTCTACCTCCGAACTTATCCAGCATGAACTCAAACCAGGAAGTTTGGAAATTAGTCGAGATCGCCTGCAGCTCAGTAACTATTGCTCGCTGCAATAAATCTGAGTTCTGGAATGGCTGTTGGATGGCTGTAATTGCGAAAACTGTCCTTGCAGGCACTCTATAATTTTCGGAGGTAGTAAACAGTTTACGCATTTCAATAAACGGCTCAGGCTCCGTAACTAAACGACACATTTCGTCCGACAATCTTTGCCTCATTTCTTTATTTAAAATGTGCGCATTGTCAATTGCATGTAATCCTTCTTGAGCTAGAATACTGGCATACCAGTCACGGATGTCGGTAGGCTGATTTCTTAAAGCTGAATAGCCCGTAAGGATATGCAATCGCAATGCATAAATACTTGATTTGCCGCTGCCAGCCTCCCCTATCATAATCTCAATAGGAAGTTGCGTACCTCGCCATCGGAACAGCCAAGGGCTCGCGTAATAAAGTGTCGCCAATAAATCAATGTCGTCTTTATCGATGAAGTTCATCTGCTTTAGAGCTTGTACCCAATAGTACTCATCGTACTTAGGATTGGTATCGAGCCAGCGCAACTGTGCCTGAAATTCCTCCATAAATAGGTCGCCTGAAATGGGCACTACCTGATTAGCGCGAAACAAGATTCCATTTGTACCGTTTAGATGTAAAGTAGCCGGAGTTTTCTGGTTGCCCGAGATGCTGACGTATTGGCCGTCATTCAATTGATATGCTATTTCGTCTTTAGATACGACAGATAAGATGCTTCTAGGTTCAACATTATGCACGGGTTGTTCGCCTGTAAAGCCTGCTGCAAGCCAGTGTACTAGTTTAGGGTCTCCTTGCCCTATATCATACCTGCGATATAGATGCTGTCCGAAAGGAGTCTCGTGCAGAGGTTGGTTAGCATTGCGCAATAGCCCTGCTAACATCAATTTGCGCGTCTTGGCGTCAAAGTAATAAGGTTCATGCGTATTTATATCCATCATACGCGCACCATTTTGATCCATATCCGAAAGTATGACTAACGACAATTCTTTGATCTCCGCTCGCGTCATGTAAGGTTGCGCGAGGTAATCATTTATCATTTCCTTGATATTCGGCAGTAGCGGGAAAGCTGTGTTAAGCTGTAGACAGGAGTTTATGCGCTGCTGCAGATTATTAGCGCCGAATTGGACTAGATAGTCATCTAGTCCCAATTTAGCTTCTTGGCCTCTGCCTGCCGGCAATAGCGAGAGACGCCTGATTTTAGTCAGTTCTATACCTTTTAGGCGTAATTCGAAAGCCAACTTGGCACAGGCCTCAGCGACTTCTTTTTTGGCCGGATAGTCAGAATCAAATACAATCACTACACAGGCGTCTAATTCCTTAATCAGCATAATTAGCTCAGACAGTCCTTGCGCTAAAAAACCTTTACGGTCAACGGTCACATTTAGTGTGGTCTGCTTAGGTAATTTTACTGTCCAGCTATTGTCAGGCAATTTAACGACTTTTGCGTCTTCAGTTAAACTTAAAGTGCGACTCCGCCAATTGTAGATGCCGCCCACAGCACAGCAGGCGAATCCTTCTTTACAGGCCTTCGCCGCCTTCTTCTCGCCCTCAGTGATTAGAATTATATTGGGCCCTTTTGGGTCTGATTTCATGCGCTGTATATTTTTGGCGAAATCTTTGGGGAAGTAAATAAATGTCCCCGATTCCTTTGGCTGCAAATACTTCGCCCCTTTAGGTAAAGGGTTAAATAGACGCAGTCTATAAAAAGGAAGTCTGCGCCCATCTATATCAAAGTACGGAATTATATAGCCAGGAGACTCGGCAGTTGAGCCGTTTTTCGATTGCCTTAAATACAGATAAGGTTTTAGACCTACCGCCGACAGTTCTGCCTCTTCCGCTGTGTAGGCATCCAAATCAGCACTTACCAGCCCACTCTTTTCCAAGTCTCTGTGCAGAAGACTTACAGTAATATCCTGAGACACGACACCTCCGACAGGCGATTATTTCATGATAATTTGGAACGTGCAAGTCATCCTAGATTGCGGATTTAACATATTATTATATCACATAATTCGAGAAAAATCAATGCCCAATTTGTGTTTAGTCGCTTTGAGTTCCTTGCAGCAATTGAATCTCGCGCAACTTGCTATTCGCTTCCTCTAGGGAGGATTCTAGTATCTTAGCCGCACGTATCCAATCGCCTACTGTTATCCTGTCGAACAATAAAGTAGGGTTATCAACCGGAGAAGTTAATGCAGAGTCAATAGGAACATATATGTATTGCGGAGGTGTATGCACCTCAACTGGGGTGGATAGAACCACTGGTCCACCTCTCAGAGGAGTTGAAGAACATCCCGACAGCAAAATCAAAAATAGGAACGCAGCCGATTTATTCTGCATGGCTCTTCTCCTGTAGCGCCGGACAAACTGGCGTGTTTAGCAGTGCTGTACAATCGTCATCCTGAACCAGATTCGAGTACTTAGAGCTCCACAGACTTAATTTGTGCTGTATTTCTTTTCGTTTAAGGCTTTCGGTCTTCGCTGCGATTTGGCTCTTTCTGGTCTGTTCCTGCAGCTCCTCTAGATTTCGGCGTGCTATAGCATCTGCCTCGGCTAGGCGCTTCATCCATTCTTTGTTAATCGTAGCTGCACCAGATAGTTCAGATTCCATGCGACTAATCTCGCTTTTATAGTGCTGAATTTGGATTTCATTCGCACGCGCGTCCGCCATGGACAGTTTTAACGCAAATCCTAGACCTGCAATAATCAAAATACCTATGCTAGAAGCTATGGTGAAAGGTGTCATCAGCGTTTCTCCGGTTATCAGGTTTATCTTCCGACTTCAATTTCGATTTCAATTTCAACCGCTTCCTACGTTTTTCTTTGCGCATAAAATCTTCCTTACCCAGGCAGGCGCCGGAAATATCCTTAACAAAAGTGTAGTTGGTCGGCAAATGTTTCGACATACGTAAGGATGTGTATACCTTGTTGTGTTAGTTACTGGTTGAGGATTTTAAATCCTACGGTCCTACTACGTTTGCCTCTGTCGCCGATTATCACCTGCCACGTTATTTTAGAAGGGCTTAGGACGTCGATCCCTTGCGCATTTACCTTGAACGTAATAACACCTTGCGGAGTGAATGAATGACCCGGGAGTAGATTTATATTATCTACCTCTTCAACCACGCTCGTAACCGAATCAGTACCAACTAAGGCAGTGAAGTCCATTGTATAAGTATCTTCATCTTGCGGATCGAGCTCTAGCATTATCCCCGGAAACCATGTAATCTGTTGCATAGTACTATTCCTTCTTAGAGCACAACAATTGATGTGGGAAGTTCATCTACAATTACATTGCGAGGTGTGGCGGGTATGGTTACGCTTGAGTTTATATTTGTCCCCGTCGAAACTGTGATAGTTAAGACGCCACTATGAGCTTGCATAGCCTGCATAAAGGCGCCAACCAAATCGATGCTCGGAACGTTAATGCTGTGCAGTGCACCCGTATGAATCTGTATCCCTTGGGCAACTGCTCCGGTAAAGTCAAAGGTGGGAGTAGTGGTAGATAAGGCGCCGATATGGTCTTGAGCAGTTTGCTCTGCTGTCCCGATTAGATCAAATACTGGTACGGTGATACTTAGTGTGCCAGTATACGCCTGTACTGCCTGTAGATAAGAACCGGTGAAATTAAATCCTGGAGCAGTGACGTTCAAGCTGCCATCATGCACTTGAGTGGTTTGATCATATGTGCCTGCAAATGCAAATACAGGCACAGTCGTCAGCAATGCTCCCATATGCGACTGAGTAGACTGTGCATATACCCCAGTAAAACCTGTAGTAGGGACGCCAACTTCTAATGTACCGAAGTGAGAGTGTAGAGTCTGACTGTATGCGCCTGCAAATGCACTGGTTGGCACCGTGGTGGCTAGACTGCCTACCTGAGAGTGTAGAGTCTGTGCGTATGTGCCAATTAAACTGTAATTGGGCGCCGTGGTGGCTAGACTGCCTACCTGCACCTGTAAAGTCTGCGTGTGCGATCCCAGCAAAGTCCTGACAGGAGTAATTTCTAACGTGCCAGCGTGCGCCTGTACGGCCTGCCCATACGCGCCAGATAAGTCCCTGGCATCGACGGCTGCCTGTACAGCTACTAAGAATAGAATAGCCCCCTGATTAGGTGTCTCAGTCCATGTGGTAGTATATGTTCCTGCGCTGGCTACATCTCGCGTAGCTACTGCACCCTGAACCGACCCTGACACTCCCGATAGAAACTCTTGAACTACTGCGAATCCATTGTCAGGTACGGCAGTATGAGGGCCTCCACCATCATCACCCCACCATCCAGCTATCAATGTAGCTGGGCCAGTGACAGTTACAGATGGATGTGTAAGTGGGCCAGCGTCTTTAAGTATTTCAGTCTGGGTAAACCCAGACACTGTAGACCCTCGCTTGACCTCCACAGCTATAAACGTAGCTTCCTCAGACTCATTAAATGCACCACCGGTCTTAATAGATGACACAACATGTCCAACCCCACCGAGACCGGAGGCCGCATACATATCTACGCCGAAGTCTGGCCCCCATAGGGTATACGGAATATGCGATCCCAACTTCTCGTATGTATTTCCCTTCGTGTCTGTTGGAACCGCGTGGGCTGTAAGTCTTCCGCCATGCATCACAACTACTGTGATGTTACTGGCGTCTGTAGTACCGAGATCCGCCGTTAATGGACTTGTCCCAGTAAATTGTACGTCAACATCTATGGCTGAAGACCCAGTTACGGGTACAGACGTACTAGGACCAGAAGATGATAGCACCCCACCATGATTCTGAGTCGCCTGAATATAAGACCCTATCAGAGAACTAGAGCCAGTAATCACTAACGTACCTGCGTGACTCTGGATAGACTGCGCGTACAATCCTATAGCGCTAGTGCCCGCAGTGGTAGTCCCTATCGTACCACCCTGGACTTGCGTGGCCTGTGTATGCGCACCTACAAGCTCTGATGACGGCAACGCTGAGGACGCCTTCACAGATATGATCGAGCCAGCTAAGAAGGCGCCTCCAGGGTTTCCATCTCCAAAGTTAACTCCAAAACTAGAATTAGACCCTATAACTCTAGCGAACAGTGCACTAGGCCAGAAGCTATTGCCGTCAGCCTCCTCAGACAACTTAGTGAACGTGCCAGTAGAATCAGAATATGCATTAGAGATATTGCCAGAAGCAACTTGAGCCAGCACGACTTCATCAGGCTGAGAGAATGGCCCTACAGAGATAACTAGACTCTGCTGACTATCACCATTTCTTCCCGTGACTACATCAATGCCGGAAGATTGAGCCCCCAATACCTCTATGAAATGTACTGGAGAATAAGCAGTACTAGAAAACTGCACCGTCACGGTGTGCGCTGAGCCGCCTATACCATTCTCTGATGCCCATATTTCAGTACTGAACCCACTCCCTGTGTATGTAGCTCCTACCTTCGAGTATATGTTTCCTTTTGAATCCGTTACGGAAGTTACTGACGCGGTAGAATCATAGCTAAATCCTACAAAGAAGCTACTACCGGACGATGCAGACACTCCGGCGGAAGTCGTAGTAGCTGAGGCGGATGCTGCACCTTTTCCTATGAGTCTAGCGCTTATCACAGAAATTACTCCTAGTTACCTTCCATCCCCTGGTGTAGCGAGATCCCTTAGCAACCTTAGTTATCTCGCCACACCGACAGCACTTCTTCTCTACCCACACCGCCGCCGTGGGCATGGGAATGAATCCTATGCCAGCCGCGCACTGCTCGCACACGTACGCAGCCTTTAGACGGTTAGCCATCAGCCGCTACGCCGCTTGAGTGATTGTGTCGGAAGTAACCGTCACCGTCCCGCCAGCCACCAGAGCGGTATCAGCCACGGTGTAGTCCCCGCCACCCGCTGTAGCGGTGACTGAAAAGTCCCGGCGGATAGTGTCCGCGGCGTTGCGCATACGCGCCCAGCCTACGGTACCACTTGCGGCGATAGTTACTGACCACGTTCCCGCCTTGCTGGCCGAGCCAGAAGCCGCTGCGCTATGTGCGTCCGCGGGAAGAGGGATAGAAGCTAGCAGCGTCCCTGTTGCGGCAGTATCTGCAGAGGCCGGCTGAGCACCAGTATACAGATCTAAGAATCCGCTCGCAAACGCGGCGTCAACAGCATCAATTTGAAGATTGCGCAATGCGATATTGTCTCTACGTGCCATGATAATTCTCCTTGATTGAACTTAGGTTGGGTTAAACGCGGTTAAAGCTACATTGCAGGACAGAAGCCAAAAATCTGTCCATGTTTCCCTGTGAGGTTTGCCAGGTCTCCAATTCCTGATATAGTATTCCCAACTATCCTCAGAGGTTCTACTTCCTAGGTGCGGTAACGGAGCACTATCTGTCCATAACAGTAATCGAGCAATCCCGCACGCCAGTCTATCGTTATACTGCAATTGGTCGTACACAACCTTGATATTATTCTCTACTCCCAGTAAAGTCAGTAATTCCCCGGCGTAGGTAGATGAATTTGGGTGCGTGAGGACGCCTTTTACACCTCCGTTCATTTCAAATTGCCAAAAGCCCTTAGCGGGACCTCCTATTTGCTTACGATGTTGAAATCGAGATTCTTGTAATCCTATTGCTAAGAGCATGGCTTGCGCCCTAGTGGAATGCATATTTTCAGGTAAAAGATTTAGACCTGGTAGAATATTGTCACGTAAAACATGTGATAATGTGTCAAAGGTAATTAAACTCATTTTATTCTCCAGTCGAAAAAGACTATAGGTTATTGAACATTTCCACGGAGATGTTAACGTTGGCTGTAGCCACTACAGCTAGATCAGACCTACGCCGAATCTGTATCTGTATTACCACCGAAGCGAACTTACTGGCTCCACTTGTTGACGTAGTTACTGAAGCACCCCAATCCCTTGATCCTCCGATAGCGCCAAGCTGAAGCCAAGTCCCATAGGAGCCAGACATAATAGCTCCATCTGGATTACTCAGAATAGCGGCCATAGCGTCAAACCCTTCTGCAACTATGGTGCTCTCAGGATCTAGCCACTCTGTAAACGGAGGTATCTCCGTGAACGCCCCTCCATTTAAAGACTGGCGCAGCTTGCCGCCAGTGGCCAGCCTGAACACCACTGAGGCCGTTCCCGGGGACTGCTTGGCCGCACTTAGATTCTTATTTGTCAGAGTTACTCCCCCAGTAGATGGAAGTATATCAACCCATGCGCCCGACGCTCGGCGCTTGCCGATGGTCAGGCTGACCCACGCACCTGCCGAACGGCGCTTTATTGTCGTGAGAGTTACGTTCGCGCCACCTGATTTTCTTGTGAATGTCATAGGTCACCAGAACCAAAGGTCGCCATCAGCCGCCGCTGCACCAGGATCGGCCGACTGGACGAAAACACGGGGCTGACTTGTGAGATTAAAGGGGGAGTTAGCATTGCCTCTACGGAATCCCGCCGTAGCGTCCAGAGTGCCAGTGAATTGCGCTCCGTTAAGAGACCCATCCAGACGTGCAATCGGCCCTAGATCAGTGCCATCCACCATGACTCTCAGCCCACTGCCGTCTGTACCCCATCCAATAAACACCTTATTGGTGCCCTGTAGTGTACCGCCGCCCTGCTGCACTGGCGTAAAAGTTAGCCCGCTGCCAGCAGGCGCTTGCGCTTCCCACGCTATTCCGTTCCATGTGGGCACGTTGCCAGTAACGGCCCCAGATTGCTGGATGCTGATAAGTGGGATCGTTATCGCTTGCGCCACCCACGTTGTTCCGTTCCATGTGGGGACGTTACCGTTCGCGTGATTGGTAGCGAAGTTCCCAGAGTGCCACAGCGTATTGTTATTGATCGTAGCTCCGCTAGAGGTTAGCTTTAGAGTCGTGGTAGGATCTCCAGCAGAGTTCAGGCTAGATAAAGTTGTCGTTCCCCCCAACGTGGTAGCCCCAAGAAATTCATGTGGTGCCCCGCCTGCCCCACCGCCAAGCCGTAGGGATGCAGTAGACCAGAAATTATTGGATATCCCGGCTAGCTGGAAGTGAGGATTGAGGCTATCGCCAAACGTTACCCTTCCCTCACCACTGGTAAATTGATCCACCACAACTTCAGCCACACCGCTAATCCTGCCCCCAGTAACTACAGATCCTGAAGAGTTTGTCACCTGCGCGGCCGAAAATATCTCAACTCCGCTTGTGGATACAATATTGAAATTATCCGCAAGAACTGTGAAGCTATTAGTCACCCCGTCATTATTGATCTCGTATCCGACTACTTTTCCGTTAACGTCTAGCTTCAGAAATGCGCGGGCCTCTAGACCGTTGATGCTGGTCTGCTGACTGCTGATGGTAGCCGTGTTGCCGTCAACCGTGGTGGACACGGTATTGATCTGGCTGGCTAGCGCCGAGTCCTGATCCGCTCGCGCTATGGCCTCGCTATTGATGGAAGCCGTATTGGCGTCAATCCTTCCGTCGGATATATTAACCCATGACGAGCCGTTCCACTGATAGAGCTTATTACCGTCATCTGTATCGATCCACAGGTCATTGACAATAAGCGTGCCGTCATTCACTGGGGGAGTTGTCTGACTGAATATCCTGTTCCTAAGCCCGAACCGAGTATCCGATCTATCCGCCCATGAAGTGCCATTCCACACATACGTCCGATTGCCGTCATCAGTGTCTATCCATAAGTCACCCACCGCGAACGGCCCGCCAGCCGGAGCGCTTGGCTGTACGAACACCCTATTCTTAGTTCCTACGGATGCTTCAAGGGAAGTTATCTGGCTGGCTTGCGCCGTCACCTGCCCGTCTATTACGGAGACCTCAGACTCAAGAGCGGTAAGCGCGGTAGCTGTAGCCTCTATTCGAGTATCGGCTACCAGCACCCATGAAGAGCCATCCCAGGCACGCTGCTTGAAGCCGTCATCAGAATCGAACCACAAATCTCCGACGTTAAAAGGGAATTGAGGGTCTGCAACTGGCTCCGCAATTTGCACGAATACTCGATTGAGGACGCCGAAACGTCCATCAGAAGTAGGCAACCAGCCTTCAGACGTGAAAGAATACAATTTGTTGTTGTCGTCTGTATCTACCCACATATCGTTAATCAGCAGATCACCCACCTCTTCACTGCCTTCAACAGGCATGTTGGGCTGGACAAATGTTCTATTACGTGCGGAGGCTTGCACTCCTACAGCCGTAATTGCAGTTTCAGCGTTCTGCAGCCTAACCGCAAAAGAATCAGACCTCCCAGACCCTAGTTGGGCAAAGAAAGCTTTCACGCCCGCTGAGTTACTCATTGATCCGTCTCCCTGTTAAGGTTTATAGTCCATAAACGTTCCCTGAAAGCTGCTGAAGCATCCGTCACTTTTACTTTCCATGTAGCAGACCATGAGGCTGTAAACTTGCCTAAGGGTCCGGAGAATGTCGGATCTATGGCGTTAGGATTGTCAATGGTAATAGCTCTACTACCTGAAACAAAAGACCATTCTACCACGTAGGGAGGGGCTCCGTCTACTACACCGGCGCCTGCGGATGTACTGGGAATGCAGGGGCTAGGTAAGAAGGCCAAACAAAAGCCGCCAGCCACGCCTCCGCCTGTAATAGTTAAATTGTTAGCCTTACGTATCAGTCGTACGTTCATGTGGGCGGTATTTACTATGTTCCCTGCATCCACGGTAGTAAGTCTAAACCTGGCATTCAAGTCTAATGCAGTGATTCCTGTCGCCGGGGCAGAGAACGTAGGATTCAAAGATGTGGAGTCGTCAATGATCATGGTATCGCCGCTGATGAACGTCCAGCCGATAATAAAAGGCGGGGAACCTCCGGTTATGGTTACATTGGCTGTGGCAGCGGGTATACAAGGGATACTACCGGCAGCCGAGCATTCACCTGTAATGTCGCTCAATTCGATAACGGTAGGTGCCGGAGGTGGCCCACTTGGAGGCAATGGATTACCGGAGCCCGGCGTAGTGCTGTCGCCAATTTCTTGCACATCTATCGAAGACCGTAGTAGCCAATCTACACCACCATTCGAAGTGGATAAACCTATTGCATCTATGCGTCCGAAGACTTGGGTTGGCACATAAGGCTCACCGCTTTCAAAGACAACATTGGAAGGCCAATTTATCGTAAATTGCCCTCCTTGCACTATGAAAATGATTAGGATTTTATCGATTGGAATATCTTGAAATTCAACCGCAGTTACTTGGGCATCGAGCAGAAGACTGTACTGTTCGGACACTAATCCATTGATGATGATTGATCCCACTGTATTAGCCGGAGGATCATCATAAATAATAGGTATCTCCACCACAGGAAACTCAGGCTGCCCTACCTCGAACAATTCGGAAGTTCTAGGCAATGAAGATATGCCTGTAGCGCTGGTAGCCCAAACCTTAGCTGACCAGATTCCGGGATAAACATTTTCGAAATCGACCGTTAAGCCTTCGACAACTCTGGGCGGCGTCCAATCATCGTCACCTCTCCGCCATTGGACAGTATAGAAAATTGCATTTGCAACTGGTTCCCAATGAGTTTCTAGTACATTGATAGCTTGCCCGTCTGCCAGCTTTACGAAATCCTGGACAGTGACAGTTGCAGGAGGTTGAATAGAAGTACTTGGTAGAAAGCTTGTCAGAGGTACTTGGACATCGAGGCCAAAATCTCCAGCAGCAAACTTCGAGGCATTATGTTCTAGAGCCGTGATTTGGTACCTATTAAAGTCCTTTTCCTCAACTTCCAAAACCCTGAATAGCTGCCCCACTACTTGAGCATCTTCAACGGCCCATATAGCATCTACAATTGGCACGCCAGGGAAAGTGGGCGTAACTGTAATCACATTGCCAGTCACATCTGACACGGTACTTTTAGCCGTGATTCCACTAGGCAACGTAACAGTAAGCGTATTACCAATTACTACTGCCGGAATTGGCATGCTGTCGATTGTAACACTACTAGAGGTAGCCGCAGCTATGCGCCCACTTCTACGACTTCCTGTCCTATTACTATCAAACACCTTAATTATTTTGCCCGGAGCAGTGATGGCACCGTCCATCCCCGTCTCGAACGAAATAGTGTTAGTTTCCAATTTCTCTGAAAGCAAAATCCAGCGCCCCATACGCTCAGCCGCGCCTAGAGATATGCCCCCAATTGAGGTCACCTCAATTACTTGGACGCCGTAGCGCGCTATACCCTCCTGATCAGCTACATAATGAATCTGCGGAGAACCGAAACGCTTAATATCGCTCCAACTTACCAAGGCCACAGTATGGCGTGCTCTCCTTGAACTACCGGAATAAGTAAATTCGCCCTGAAGTACATTACTGTTGCTGTAGGAATATACAGGGTCTTCAGGTTTATCCGCTACAGCGACTATTTGCCCGCCAGCCCAATAAGCAATACCTCGGAACAGAGATGCCAGATCTTGAATCACCTTAAAAGCTTCAGTGGCCGTCTGTAAATAGATATTGGCGACAAACCTAGGTTCAAGTCCACCTACACCATCGTCTACCATTTCATCAGCGTACTGGCCAATATTGAATAGAGCCCACTTATCTACTAAAGCCTCATCCAACAAATTACCAAGACCGTAGACGGGATGTGTTATTAAATCGAAAAACACCCAGGCGGGATTATTAGAGTAAGCGAGTTGAAAAGTTCCATTCCAAACTCCGGTATAAACACGAGTAACCGGATTGTAATTGGATGGGACCCGAATAATACGACCCTTCATGTGATATGCACGTGTAGGTATATTTTGAAATTGCGATGCATCTACAATTACACCTACCAAGGCACTATTTGGCATACGTAATTTGACATCAACAATTTCAGCTACGGATTGTACAAGCATTGTATCCTGCGTAAATTGCGAATTCTCGTTAGGGGTTATTCTTTGGATTCGCAATACCCAGCCTGACCCGGTAGTCGGAGGTAAATCAATTCTGTGGCTGCGTTCGAAGTTTTGATTGGTCTTACCCCTAAATGCTCCGTTGAACACTACTTCAAAAGCGCCTCCGTTAGTCGCCAATTCAATTTTGTAAGCAATATTGTGACCTCCTGTATTGCCTGTTTTTTTATCAACTTTGGTTAATGCAGGCACCGCAAGCCGTATACGAACTGCCGACAAGGACAAGTTTGTAAATGATCGAGTGAAATCGACCGTCAGACCTGGACCATTGTTAGTTAATTCAAGGCCAACAGCAGTCTCACTTTCAACCTCCGGGAAGTTAGATATATGATCCTGATCCTGAGTGCCTGTACGCGAATCGACCGTAACGTCCCTAAAATTAAATGATCCGTCACTATTCATTAAGGGAGTTTGATCTAAAAATACGCTCTCCAAGCCGTTAACTAGGCCTACAATCTCACCCTCACTAACAAGATCCAAAATCCGGGCGTACGCAGTCGAACGCAGCGTATCCGGACCTTCAACCGGCGCACCAGAGGACGGAGCTTTGCCGCCCCCCGAACCTGTAATTAGATTTTTATTACTCCCGGACGATACCGCCATTGAAACCGCCTCCCGGACCAAAACCTGGGCCAAAACCTAAGGGTGTAGGAACAAAAATATCTTCGCTGATAATACCCGCACTTACAACTGCACTTCCAATAATCAGTTCACCGTACAACACAGGGACGGGATTGCCTTGCGCTGTCGTATTTACCGGACCTCCAAAAGCGTAGCTGGGGGGTCGATCTTCTTTACGTTTGTCTTTAGGCAGCGGGGACAGTAATTGAATTACGCCACCAAAAATCATAGCTATGCCGGTACTGATAAGTCCTGTCGCAACCGGCCCAGTTTTAATAAGCAATGCCCCAACAATGATTAAAACTGCCCCAGCTATGATCTGTAGAATACCAGCGTTCTTGGAACCGCACAGTATGGGGGCAATCCGAATATCATTATTCCCTGGGTTATTATTTAATTCGGATACGGATAGATTGTGCTTACCGTGGAAAACTGCAAAAGCCATACCTTTATCTTTAGCTTGCAATAAAAATGCTTCAAAACCCTTGTACTGACTGCACAAAGCTCTAACAGCCTCAGCAGGACTACTTATTGCGAGCTTATGCATGCGTCCGAATCTAGCCCCTAAAACCCCATAGAGCCTGATAGTTCTCAATGTCATGTTGGACATATTAGCCTCCTAGCTCTTTATGACGTAAGTACATGCGTGTATTGTACTTCCAATAACCGCCATATACCTCGATGCTGGATAGCCGGTTATACAGATGATGTAGCATTTTGCCTTCACCGATGTAAATACCTGCATGATTGATTACCGGTGCGCGAATCTGCATGAGGATTAAATCCCCTTTTTGCTCGGCCTCAGATATAGGCACGAATCCGGCACGTTCGAAATTCTCCATGTACATATCACCTCCATGTTCCCACCATAGATCTCGACGCGGTATATCAATCAAAGTTACGCCTAATTCCTCCCTATAATAGTCTTGCATCATGCTGTAGCAATCCAATACACCAAAGGCGTATGAGCGGCCGACTAAAGGCGCTTTATACCCTGTAGGTTCAAACGAATGGACGGCTACAACCTGCGGTTCGGGATGATCGCTATCCTTAAAGACGGCAAGTATATGCCAAGGCAATCCCGAAGTTTCGCACCCCACTAAATCACTCTGCGAGGGCCTTGCAGCGGTATTAGGATGACTGTGCACAATACCGACTATCTTACCTATATCTTCAGCGTCGGCATAGTCCTGTGGATCCAATACGAAATGTTCGCTGGGAGTCTCGGCTAAATTATGGCAGGCAAAGTAGAATTCAGAGTCCCCGGAGCCGGCTGAGATTATAAGCCCGCAAGCCTCTCTAGGAAACTCCTTAAAAGCATGTGCTGAAGCCTGCTGTAGAGTGTTGGCATCCATTTAGCTATCTCCGTACCAAATCCGCGGCAGGGAAACTGCCAAAGGGTAATGGATTTGTTGCACCAAACCGTAATTTACACGAAGACAATCTACCACCACAATCATCCAATAAGGGATCTGCAGTCGGAGTATCGTCGGGCAGCGCTACAGGGGGGCCTATATAGCCGCAGTAAGGTCCTCGATAGCCGCCGATTACGATCCATTGGCAAAAATTAGTTAGTATTTGGCGCCTAGGCAGTTTTACGCCTTGAAAATCTAGAGCACTAGCTAATTCCCATTCGATTACCGAGGAAGTCTCTTGAGTTTTACGCTCTAGGAACCATAATTCAGGGGCAAGCTCTTGCAAAGGATCTGCAGATGGATTACCGCCAGGAAAATTGACGGCATCAAGGTATTTTACCATAGTTCGCCGGCGTATTAGTCGCGCACCTATCAAATCATCCAGGGTTAACACTAAAGCTGTCAAGGCGCCTTGCAGATTACTGGCGCGTATAAGAGGCGTCGCTAATTTATCGCCCGTGCGAATAAATCCTTCCGACTCGATAGGCCATGGAGCATACTCTAATCCCTGCCAGAATATCGGCCCCACCTGAGTATGTGCATGGAATCGCAGAATGCTACCGCCAATGTTGAGTGCGTTTAGTTCGAACAACTCAATGAAGCTGCCCGGATCTAATTTTTGAATGTCCGCGGTTACGGTCATGGCGCAAACACCTCCTTAAAGGTTACATCCAACTGAAACACGTCTGCGCCCATGTCAGTGATTTGATACTCGTCTGCTAAATACAGCCCTGTTATACCTAGTGGCGGTGTCCAGTTGAACGATGTATGGCCCTGCAAGCCGTCTAAGAAATCCTTTACCGGAGTTAATGCTGCGGTTTTACCTACGAAGGAAAGAGACCAACTCTGGATTTTTGTGTTAATACCGTCGCCGACAGTCTGGACATAACCATCGCCAAATTGAGAGCTGCGTGTGCGATGCTTAACTTCGCCTCGCGCCCCCACCGTAGGTTTAAAAGTAAATGTACTAGGCATTTATCAATTTCCACAATACGCCGCCAGGGCGACCTTCTTTAGCTAGAATTGTTTTAACTCCGACTTCAATCAAGCTACCCAACTCCTTGGCGTCACGATTTTTAGTATCGGAATTCGTCGATGTTGAGGTATTATTCCCTGAGACCACTACATTGATGGAAGTGTTATTAGTTACGCTAGTACCGCCCAACCTGTTATTAGGGATGACTTCACCGCCGGAACCTCCTGTAAGCAGGAAATCTTTGTTATTCTGCCGGAAGACTTCGAAGCCATTTTCATTCACTTGACCTAATTTATTCGCTCCGACTAAACCTCCGCTAGCAGCATGAAAGGTGACTGCAGGCAGGGAGCCTGAAGACGCTCCAGCCCCAGCCGATGCGCCGCCGCCAAGCGCGCTAGCCAAGACACTACCTAAAACACTGAATAAGCCGCCAAGCAAGCCTTTACCTGTATTAGCTATGCCGGTGAATAGTTCGCCGAACAGCGCTGTCATAATAGGTTTTACGATGCCAACTTGCACAATAAAATCCAACATAGATTGCAAAATGTCACTAAACATTTTCTTGAAACCTCCCGAGGTACGTGTAAATAGGCTCGAGAAGGTCTGCGTCATGGTAGATTCAACACTGCGTAGTAGACTGCGTATGCTAATACCGAAACGTTGTTGCCTATCCAACATCTCGGCCAGTGCTTTATCATCCACTTTAGCGCGTAGTTCTGCTCCGCGTTGGGTGGTAATAAGTTTTTGATTTTCGGCTTCGGTAATAATCCGCAAGCTTTCGGATTGTGCCCTAGCGGATTTCTCTGCCCCAGACCCTAAGCTAGATTCCAATGAGTCCAAAGACCTACGCAACTGCTCTATGCTTTTTTTGGATTCCTCAAAGGCTTGCTTTTTATTCCAAGCCTCGATGAACTCCCTCACCTTTGGATTTACCTCAACCAATGTAGACCCTTGCAGCGCTAAAAGACCGTTAAGCTCTTCCAAGGACTTTTTAAACTCTTCTACCGCCGCAGTACGGTTCTGGTTCACTTCGAATTGCGGCGTAGTAGCTAGTAAGGGCGAAACATTAGGAACGGCCAATTTAGAGAGCTGTTTTGATACTGCCGCATTAGCCCTCTCAAGATCTTGCGGCAGAGATTCCAATTTGCTTAACTTTTCCTCTCCTTTGGAGATTTCCAAAAACATTGCAGCCAGCTGCTGCTCCAAAGTGCTAGCCTCAAATCCAGCAGTTTTCAATTTGGCGGCTAAATCATCAAACACACTCCCTACGCCTTTTTTATCTTCCGGCGCACTGGCTAAAAGGTTGCGGGCCTGAATTAGAGCTCTCGTCGAGGCTAGAGCTGAGGTCCCTCGCTTGGCAGCCGCAACTTGCTGCGTAGTTTCCTTGAACTTGTTAACGCTCTCCTCGACACTTTTCGCCCAACTTTCCCACTTCTTGGAGGATTCTTCCAGCTCTTTCGTCTCCGGAGCTACGATATTCAGCCCATTTAAAGCAGATATGGCCACTGTAACTCGCTGCAGATTACCCTCGAGACCCAACACCGCAGCTTTAGCCTCGTTAACCCTATCGGTATTTACAACTTGCCGACGAATCAATCCGCGTATTTCCGGAACCTTTGCGAGTTTCAGATTTTCCTGCGCCGTCCTAAGCTGTTCTGCTATTTCATTGCGTCTAGCAGTAGCCTGCGCCAGCAACCGGCTATGCACTTGCGTGCTGATTTCACCGATTTCACGAAACAGGGCAATTTGACCGCGGAGCGAGGTAAGCCATTCACCGTTTTTGGTAATAGTAGAAGTTGTTTGTTTTTCTGTCCCGCTCAGTGCGAGCGTAAGCCCTATCGAAGCTGCTGAAAGTCCAAGCAATATAGGGTTCAATCGTGTCAAAGTAGCAGATGCAAAACCTACAGCTAATATAGCGGTGCGCAACTTCAATAGGGCACTTATAGCCGCGAAAATCCCAATTTCCAATTTGCTCAAGAACGCAAGGAAAAGTAACCCACCAGCAGCACCTGCCGCCCCTACTATTACTTTGCGAATGTTACCGAATTGAGCGGTAAAATCTTTTAAGACGTTAGTCGTCCTACTAACTACTCCGGTCAGAGTGTCGGTAATGCCAGTCAATTCTTCGAGGGCTGCCAGAGACTCAAACACTGTTGTCTTCAGCGTACCGAATTGGCCTGTCAGACTTTTAGCGTTGATTGCAGCTGCCGGCCCAAAAATCTCCTTAAAAGCTGCGGCCATTTTAGGTAGCAGTTCATCCGGCAATACTTCGCCGGCGCGTATCATCTCCGTGAATTCCTTTTGAGTAACACCCATAGATTTTGCGGCGATGGCGAAAGCGCCTGGTATCTGATCACCTAACTGCCTCCGCAGCTCTTCCATGGTAACCACGCCCTTTGAGATCATCTGCTCAAAGGCTAAAAATACTTGGCCTGTACGTTGGGAATCTAGCTTAAAAGCTTGCGCAGCTATAATCGCACCCTCAAATACGTTGTTCATCTGATCCAAGGATAAATTGGACAGACGGGCTGAGGTGGCAAACTTATTGAATGGATCGACGATGCTACGCACATCCACACCGAGCTTCCCTGCAAAAGCACTCAGCTCACCAAACTGCTCAGCTGCTAGCAGGCTGCTGCCTGTAGCCACTGTCAGCCCGGCTGTAAACTTCTGCATGTCGATGCCGGCTTTAGTTACGGCAACACTTAAAGTTGCAACCCCAAAGCCTACGGCGGTAATTCCTGCCACAGTCAATGCTAGGGCCTTCGTGGTCTCACTAAACAATGAGGTCAAAACAGATAGACGAGCGCCGACACCTGACAAGGGGCCTAAAGTCAAGGTAGCCGAACGTGACAGATCCCGTAAAAAGGAAGTAAAGCCTCCGCCGGGCGATGTTCCCAATGCAGCTCCTGCGGTACTAACTGCCTTTAATGCCGCCGCAGCCCTGCTGGCCTCAGCATTTTGTTTTGCTGTGTCAGATACGGCAGTTTGTCCTCGAGACAGTACTCCTCTAAAACCTGTCACGCCTCGAGCAATCTGGTTGGGGGGCAACGCCGCCAACTTATTAACATCCGTTAAGGTGTTGGCGAGACGTCTATACGCCCCCGTTACCTTATTGATCTCTTCCTGCGCCACTCCTACTTTCTTCATCTTATCCGTTAGGGCAGAAGTCCGCTGAAACAGAGTCAGCAAAATCTTTTCTACGCTAGCGAATTTCCGAACTATGTTTTGCGCTGACTCGTCTGAGGTTTTGCGGACTTTGTCGACAGTTTGGCCGAAGTCTTTTAGCACACCTAAAGAACGCTGTAAGGACGCTGTATTGGCAACTAAGCCAAAACCTACATCACCCAAATTGACCGTACGAGCCATTCTTTAGATGCTCCCTAATAAATACTATCCATCGAACAAATTCATCAAAAGGCAAAGCGCGTATTTCCGCCTCAGTTTTATGGAGGTGAAACCCTACCATATTTATCAGAAATACAGGATGCTTTGCCCTTAATCTTTTCCCTCCTGCGCCACTTGGACGTCAAAATTGGACAGCTCATTGGCCGCGTCCAATATACGCTTGAAATCCTCCGAGTAGGGGCGTGCAAGAATTGCCTCAACATCTGCAAGATCAAACACGGGCTTAAAAGTCTGTGGATCTACGCAAGATCCTACCAGCAGATGCGCGGTTTTAGTTTTCATGTCGTCGAATTCGACAAGGTCCAAGACGCTGCCTGCCGGGATTTGAGTGACCAGGATATCCACCGGAGCTTGCTTAGTCCCAATGTTCACTACGACGGACTTAGGTTTCTTAGCGAAGAAAGCGCTTCGAATCCGTGCGATGTTACCGCTGCCATTATTGTCGGAATTAGTCTCGTTAGCTTTGACATTATTAACACTCATTACAACCTCCATTTGGTGATGTTTATTGCATTAGGGTATCGCTACAAAAGCCCCACTACCTGTAAAAGATGCTGCGAAGGTATTGGGGGCATCATTGCCGCCAGTCAGAGTGACATCTGTAACTACCACTTCACCGCCCCAGCCATTGACACCGTCATGGAGGTAGCGAGCAAAAGCGGTAGTATCCGTCTCCCAAGCTGACAGCAAAATCTTAATAGCCGCTGGGATAGGCGAATTGGTGCCATGTACCCAACCAAAAGGTCGAGCAATACTAGGCCCTGTGGAGGCGAAAGGTACTGAGAGTTCAAAGTTCAGTGTTTCTTCCTCTAAGGCACCTACGTCGCCTGACTGCGAATCCGAAATCAGACGGAAAAATCCGCGCCCAACCGAGCCGTTACCGCCAAGGCCGTCGGGATTGATTTCGATGATCAATTCGTCGCGAGCTGCTAGAATTGTACCCCAGCCATCGGCGACGCTGAAGATAGCAGGTAACGCCATTGTTACGGTTTTCAACCCTGGAATGTGCGTATCGAAGCCTCCGTTAGTAGCCAAAGTCGGGCTATCGGAGGTTTTAATCGCCTCGGATGTTTGCGTCAGAGTGTACGATGTGTATTTACCTAGAGTCTGTAGCGGCAAATAGTCGTAATCGAGCGTAATTGTTCCAACAGGCGTAAACGTACTTACGAATGTAACCATCCCGAAGAGATAATCGATGGACTCTACGCTGCTAGTTACATTTGTTACGCCATCGAAAACTGCTACGACCGCGCTACGATCCATCACACGTTGAGCTGTGTTAGTGATTTGATAGGTTTTCCCTGCCACGAGACTAGTGCTTGCACCTGCAATTGTTACCGGTGTGCCTGGGCGCAACAACTTAGCCTGGAACCCTACAAATCCTTTGTAGATGGAATTCGAGGTTATAGACCAAGTAATGGCGCCTGTAATACTAGATTTATACGTCTCACCCAGCACAGTATCAGATACTGACTGACCCTGCTTACTGAATTCACCTGTACTGCCCGGCAGCAATGCAAATACTATGTTGTCGGCGGATACTAGAACCTTCTTAGCCATTACATTTCTCCTTATTCAATCGGAACTCGCTGTGACAACGCCGATGGAGCGGGCAACACATAGGCTTTGAAGTTAGCACTGAACATTGGACGCAAACTATCATCGAAGCCTAAAGTTGCCACATCACCGAGTTGCAGTATCGCACGGTAAGTATCGCCGTTTACAACTACATTTCCTAGCCCCAACAAAATGTCTACTACGTCGGTCATTTTATCGCGAGCTACAACATAACCATTGCGGCCTCCTCTAACAACTATCTGCACCGTAGGTTGATTTAGGAGCAAAGAGGGGAAAGGCGATGTGCCTCCGACATGATTCACTAAAATTGAAGTGTCAGGCGCTGAAGGAGGTAATCCAACATTTATGCTCCAACCCGAGGATGCAGCAAAAATTCCTGCACCAGCAGTCTCTAAAAGCTGTGCGAATGCTCGTGCAGGATCTTTCATAGCTTTATTGCCCTACCCATTAACTTAGCATGATATCGGTATAATTTTTAGCGATTTCGTCCAGGAAATTGTCGGCAGTTTGTTCCATAGCTGCCTGCAAGTATTTAGCCTGCGTAGGAAATTCATGATTTAACCATACAAACTCATGCACTAATGCAGCATACCAAGCCTTAGCGTTGCCATAGACAATCTCAGCTCGCGCAAAACCCTTTACGTTCGTAACCTCCAAGCGCCCGCTATCGAGTAAGGCTCCAGTTTTTTGCGGCACATAAAGCTGGCTCAATGTAAATGTCGGCGTTAATGCCTGTGCCAGAATCTCAGGTGTTGCAACCGAAAGCGATGAAATCAAAGCATTGTATCGCCTTATAACATCCGACATACTATCGCGGGCAGAGATTGTAGCGCTTTTTCGAAAATCTGCATGAGAGCCTTGCCGAGTCCTTCCTGGCAGCCTCCCAAAACCCGCCTTCACAGTCCTGCGCATCAAAGAATTACCTGTCTTAAGATGCTGACGTTGCGCAAATCAGTCACCCTGCTTACTTGCTGGATTTTATTTGCTCCGGACACCATCGAAGGATCTAACAAATCTGCATGTTCGCCCAGATAAAGGTAATCACCTAAAGATAGATCCCGATCAACCACTACAATAGAATTGCTAACATATTCACGCCTGTCTAGGCCGCTACGGAACAACTCGGATTTATCCTCCCACCAGCAATCTAACAGAACTGGTGCAGCAAAAGAATCCCCGCCAAAACCATCAGGCGTTGTAGCCCACCATGTAGCGCGATGAACTAGTTTCATTATACCACCCTAAACACAGCAGTTAAAAGGCCAGGCGTAATCACTCTATTCACCTGCGCCGCTAAGTATCCAGTTCGATCTAACTGAACCGCATGCTGCCCAAATCTAGTAGCTTTAAGCCCACTGCCGTAGATGTTATGAAAAGCATCTTCGCTGGACCCTAACTTTGTGGAACTTAACGGGCCCTGAGTGGAGAAAAGTTCAGCAAAATGCGCCGCCAAATAAAGTTCAATCTGGACAGCACCTGAGGAGCTAATGACGGCTGCAGTATCTGCCGCCAGCAATTCATCAACTATAAAGCTTGCCGATTCAATCGCCATAGAAAACTGTCCCGGCGTAACGCCTTTAGGAATTAAAACTTCTACCTGAGATGCGCTAATCCGGGACATTCTACTTCCTTACTTTGCAGAGGTTTTCGCCGCAGCCGCTGACTTTGATGTCGAAGCTGGGGCTGGAGCTTGGGCCGACTTCGAGGCTGTCGTCTCCAGTTGCCACCTACCAGGGAATTTAGCAACCTCCTCCGCAGTCAACGTTGCACATCCGCCGGCGCGAATACACTTGCCCTGGATCCAATGCTTCCCGCTCAGAAGTTTGTATTGCGACGTCGCGCTATTCATTACAAATCACCCCACGCATTAAGAGAAATGAACAATCCCGGAACGACCTGACTGATCAGCCTTCACTCGTGGGGCCGTAATAGCCATAACCTTAAAGTTAAGCATCATACCGCCTTGAGTCTCCCAAAAAACTGGAGTGGGCTGCAGACCGTCCAAAAGATCAACCACATCACTGGTAAATTGCACCAAAAGGACATTAGTACCCGACAAGCGCGTGGTCGATTTGATACCGCGAATGTCGGGAATTTCCAAAATTCGACCAAGGATGGACTTGTCGCTATTCGTCTTGAAGTCGTTCAGCAGGCGAGTATACACCGGGACTGAGACATACAATTGGTACGGACCAAACATGTTGTCCGACTGTGCAATTGCAATCATTGCAAGCAAATCGTCCAGGATAGAGGTACCGGCAGTTGCAGCCAATGCCCAAGAGGCTGCTACTGTACCCGTATTACGCGTCGGAGCGTTGGTATAACCCCAAATAGTGCCGCCGCCGGCTCCGACAGTAGTACCGTTAAACAGCAAATCTTCCATGCGGTCGGCGACACGGCGCGTTGCAACTGCAATCTGGGTGGTATCCAACGGAAGGCCTAGACGGCGGCTGGAGCTCAGATTACGCAGGCTGATATGGAAATCCTTATGGATGATCGGCAGCGGAGTATTAACCGGCTGGAAGAGCACTCGATCGGCCTCAGCCTCGGTAAGCCCTGACATATCAATTGAAGCATCCGACATGTCGCTCATGGTCTCATGCTGAACAGTCGTGACGCCCATTGCATTCGGGATTGACACAACCAAGTTAGCGTCTTGAAGATCGGCAATACCTACAAGGCGACTACGTGCAACTTCAACGACAACAGCGTCGAATTGCTCCCACTCATCCTTGTGCAGGACCGCATTGGTACGCAAGGCGTTGATGTTCAAGCCGTTGCACATCAATCGCGAGGCCACCGAGCCAAATCCATTGGAATCAGCATTATTCAATGTCAGATTTTCAATCACAGCAGTTTCATCGCCCATTTCATTCTCCTTATACAATTTCTACACGAATGCGAGCGGGAGTGCCGCCGCCTGAATTATTTACCGCCTCCAATGCAACTGCAACTACGCGACGTACATTGCCAACAGCCAAAGCCGCTGCCGTGACCTTCTTCAAAGTGCCATCACCATTACTTACCAATTCGTCACCTACAGCGATGGCAGGAGCTGCAGCCGGCACCAATGCATTGATTTCGGCCCCCCTCTCAGGTACGATGGCCAATACACGCTCATTTGCCGTGTAATTGGTATTCAAGTCTCTGCCTACGAAGTCCTGTTCATGCGCAAACAGTGCATAAGCATTACCTTCAGCCGCGCTATGCACCACGAAATTAGCGCCACTACGCATCAAAAGATGCCCTGGAGTGATAGTGCCTCCAGCATTAGCTTCCTTATAAATCCCTTTGCCACGCAGTACAATTGTATTCGACATCTCGAGTCTCCTTAGTTATTTGCCGCTACGACTTTAGGTTCAAAAACTTTACGCGCCGGCGTATAGTCAGCCTCGCTATTGCTATTGCTATTGCTATTCAGCGACAAGCTTGAACTATTACCTGAAAAATCAAACTCCTCCTTAGACGGCCGAATTTTACCCTGTTCCTTCAAGGCACCTACCATTTTGGCGAGCAAAGACAGCTTCAAAGGTTTCAGATCTTCTACGGCGAATTTGCCATTGGTAGTCAACTCGGTCACATATTCGGCTCGGATCGTGTCTGCGTACTCCAAGGCTTCGTTAATTTGGAACTGCACCTCAGGCGTAGCTGAAGCCAAAAGCTCCGACAAAGTGTGCAGATGCGAAGTCCCAGACGATTCCGTAGGCAGTTGTGGCGTCGCGGCAGCATTCACATTCACGTTTACAGCCTCCTCGGGAGTGCCGGCCGTAGCTTCCATGGCTGCTGGGACATTCTCGGAGGTCGAAACACTTGCGGCATTTGCACCTGTACAGGTGCATTCTGTATTGTTATCTGCATTCATCTTAGTTGCTCCTTCTCGGACTGACATGTTTGCTGCAGGGGAAGATGTAGGCGCAGGCGTAGGCGTAGGCGCAGGCGTAGGCTGTCCAGACTCAATAATCAAAGGCACAAACTGCGTCTCAGCGCGTACCTCTGTGAATGAGGCTCCAACTGTAACCTTACCCCCCTCTTCCACTGAATACGAGGCTTCATACGTTCCCCAAGAGGACCTCGTATCAACATCTGAGCTCGTCTCTTTCCGGTTACCTGCAAAAATAATCCGAGAGTCGAACAAGGCGAGCACATATGTATAACTGAATTGGCTACCTGCAACCCTATTTAAGGCAGTTTCGACGGCTGCCATCTTGTCTTGGGACGATAATTCATTGGTCCTCAACCCTAGCAAGGGCAAACAGTTTTTAATTGTGAACGTCTTCATATCTTCTCCTATGTACATATTTACCCTGAGGGAATCATTTACTCTCGGACCCCCACATCCTGATTCCACGCTACAAGCGCCGATGACACCTTCAGGCAGTACGGCAAGGTGATCTGGTACGATATTACGCCAAATATAGGAATACTCGAGGCCGTTAAATGTTCCGGATACTTCCTCTTCCAGAGTAAACAACCCGGTAGACACCTCGAAAAACGTGCCAGTATCAGTGCTAGCATCTAAAAGGGCCATGACTTCCGGAGGCACTTTAGATTTTTCAAGCCACATTTCTGTTTTTAGCTTGGTTCCGTCCAACGCAGTGTTGAACAGCAACCCAAACACCTCTGTTTCCCATACGTCAACGCTATTAGCACTTACAGACTGCCCCGAACGTATGGGGTGGCTAAAAACTACAGGTCTACCGTTCCAACCTGCAGGGAAAAGCCCAAATTCAGAAGCTAAGGCCAATGCAGGTTTATCGGCATTAGCGGAATGGAGTACACCTTCAACTAGAGCGATTATGGGTACTACAACATAGTCGACGCCCATAAAGGTTTTGGTAGCAACAAGATCGTCGGAGCCGGAGTTTACGCACGCCCTTAAGACAACGTGCTTATTCTGCCCGTGATTCTGATTTCTTAGAACTTCTAATCCATCCATCTAATCAGCTCTCAATCTAGGCTCCGACCTTGATACTATTATAACACAACAAACCAATTAAAGCTAGACGTCCCCTCAAGAATTTTGTGGGTCGTTAAACTACTGTTTTGCAATGAGCCTTGCTTCCGCGCTGCGCCTGCCGCACAGCCCGCGCTCAAACAATCCGCCACGCCACAGCCTACACATTGCCTCAATCTGCGCAGCAATGCAAGCCTCATCGCGCTCCGGGATGCACACGTCTCTGATCTCTCTGTACTCGCGCCTGGCTGATCCTACAGTAGAGCCGCCACGGTTGTACACCACGCTTACCAGTGCGCCTTGCGCGCCCGCAGACAGACCATCTAACCCATCACCGAACGACCTGCGAGCAATGCGCCAGTAACGCACCAGATCGATGCGCTCAAACACGTCCAGCGCGAGCGGCCAGCATGTCACTACATCGCTTATCGCGTCTCTTGCTGCCGCGCAATCGCTGCCGGTCGCGCCACTCGCGGTTGTCAACCTGTCAACTTGCGGGTGATCCGCCCACGTCAATCGTATTGTTCGCTCGGCTTGTGTGCCGAGGTCTGATCCGATCCCGATCGTCGGGCCTGAGTGCAGGCCGGGACAGATTGGCCGCTGGTAGCGTGCAGTGTAGCGTGCTTCTGATCCGACTTCATATCGCACTATCAGATCAACAGCATCCTGCGAAACCGGAACCAACAAAGCTGCGAACACGGCGGCTATCATTTCGTTTGCCTCCTTCAGATGTTACGACATCGTCGTGATCACGATTGTAAACACGACGAACCATTGGAGCCACGGCATCCACAATACTAGCAGCGACCGCCACGTGCCATCGAGGATCAGTGCGTGCTCTTGATCCTCGGTCAACTCGATGCCGTACGCCACTTGCGACAGCCATGCCAAAAAACTGGCAACGCTGAATGCTAGCGCGAACGTTGCAACGCCGTACAAAAACCCTAGCCCATCGATCCCGGCGGACGGGTCTAGCTGCGGCAGCAGCCAGTGAGC